CGATTTGCTCACCTGCACTTGCCGCTGCGCGGCTAAGCGCATGCGCACACCTGCCCTGGCGGGCGGTGCCAGGGAGTGTAGCAAATCGACAACTGAGCGCACTCCTGGTGTAGTCCGGGAGACCCATTGGAAAAGATGCGTCCGATGAATCTCGAAAGAGATTTATCGGACGTTTCCGTTTAACTCCGGAGAAGGCAATGGCATGGAACCGAAATATCTTCTTATCGTAAAAGTGGTGCGCGGTCTGGCGGTGCGAGATACACCCAGGCCCGAATCACAGGGAGCAAAGCTCATACGGAATATGCCAGTGGGCAGCCAGTTATATGCGTATGACATTCATCATTTCGAAAATGTCCCCTATGCCCGGTTGGTGCCGCTCAATGCGCAGCGCCCGGAGTGGGTGAGGGTGGCGGAAGCGGATAACAACACAGTGTATGTGGATGTGATCGAGCTGGAAACCAAAGACAGCATGTCTGCCCTGGCAGATGCGGTCACTCTGCTGGCTACCGCGATCCGTGAGCTGGCAAACCATGATTAGCTTGAAGGATTATCTCGATGATATTTTTTACTGGCTGGGGGCTGCATTGATCACCGCGGGTGCGTATCTTATTACCCCTGTGGCCGCTCTTTTTTCAGCCGGTATCTTTTGTTTGTTGTTCAGTTTCCTGATCGGAAAGGCGCGAGCTAAGGTGTCTATACAATGATCATTTCGGGTGCATTGCAAGAAACCAAGCCAGCCGAGCAGCCCAAGCTCGAGTCCTTACCGGACCAGGGCGGGAGCATCTACGCGGGCCGCGCGCTGACGAAGGCTCGGCAGCCTGTGGGTCCGGAGCTGTCGAAAAGGGTGGCAGTCGTCTTTCGCTGTGCGAATGGCATCAGTGACGATATCGCCAATATGCCGCTTCAGCAGTATCACCGCGTGGACAGCAAGACCGAACAGATCCCACCGGATGCGACCCTCCGCAATATGGCTTACCTGCTCGAGGTGGCGCCGAACCGCTGGATGACGCCATTCATCCTGAAAAAGACCTCAGTGATGTGGCTGCTGTTCTGGGGCAATGCGTTGATCTGGCAGCCAGCGCCGCCCGCCCAGCGCGAGTTGTTCATCCTACCCACCAACATGACGACGCCCAAGCTCGATCAGAATGGGTATCTGTGGTACGAGGTGCGCTTCCCCAACGGTGACAAAAAGATGATCCCAGCGGTCGAGGTGATGCACGTGATGATCAACTCGACGAACGGATTATGGGGCAGATCTGTGTTGGAGTATGCGCGCGAGACGGTGGGCCTGCGGCTGGGGATGTCTGAAACGCAGAGCAGCATTCAGGGGAGTGGGTTGAACCCATCGGCGTATGTGCAGGTGAATGCATCGCTCGACAAAGCCGGGCGGGAGAAATATCGAGAGTCCTACAGTGATGTAATGTCGGGTTCCGGGAACGCGGGCAACCTGGTGGTCTTCGACAACAAGGTGACGAAGTTCGAACCGATCACGATGAAGCTGACCGACGCGCAATTTTTGGAGAGCATCGATCACTCAGATAATGACCTGGCTAATTTTTTCAAGTACCCGGCTTACAAGCTCAACATGGGGAAGGAGAGCTATCAGAGCAACGAACAGCAGGACCTGGATTACCTGAAGTCTACGCTCGACCCGCACCTCGTGCAGTGGGAGCAGGCCGCGCGTTTGCGCTGGCTGCCAGAGACTGATCAGGAGAGCGGTTATTTCAAATTCGTCCGCGAATCGGTTCTGCGCACGAATGCCAAGAGCCGCGCCGAACTGCATGCGACCCAGATCGCAAATGGTTTGTTGACGCCCAATGAGTCGCGCGCGATCGAGGACCGCAATAGTTATCCCGACGGCGATAAGTTCTGGATGAACCGGAACAATGGCGAGATTGGAGTACCAGACAATGCCCCAGCATAGAACAAGGACAGCAGTCAGCGGTCAGGGTGATTGGGCAGCTGATTTGCTAAGCAGATCGACTGATCAATTGATGGTGAGCGATGAACAGATCGAGATCGATGCAGCGCCGCGCCAGGAGAAAACGATGAAGCAATCTTATGTCTTGCAATCTTTTGTTGAGACTCCCTGGGCGATCTTGCCCTACAAGCTGGCTGTGTTGGAAGAGATCGTGATCCGGCATGTGTCCGGCGAAAAGCTGGACGCGGAAGAAGTCCAGGCCCGTATTCATGGTGCGACCCGCCCACAGGATCGCCAGGTGCAAAGCGTGGCGATATTGCCGCTCTTCGGGACCATCTTTCCCAGGGCGAACATGATGACCGATATATCTGGAGCGACGAGCGCAGAGCGTTTCGGCGCCCAGTTTTCGGAGTTGGTCAATGATCCGGAAATCAACGCAATCGTATTGGATGTAGACAGCCCGGGTGGACAGGTGAACGGTATCGATGAACTCTCCACGCGGATCTTCGAGGCACGTGGAAAAAAACCGGTTGTGGCTGTGGCTAATCACACCATGGCTTCAGCAGCCTATTGGATCGGGACCGCGGCGGATGAAGTGGTTATCAGCCCATCTGGTGAGGTAGGTTCGATCGGTGTGTTTGCAGTGCATAAGGATATGAGCTCTGCTCTTGAGCAGGCTGGTGTCAAAGTGTCATTGATCAGCAGGGGAAAATACAAAGTAGAGGGAAATCCCTATGAGCCGCTGGCTGAAGAAGCGCGGGCTGCCATCGGTGTGAGGGTCAGTGATGCTTACGATGCGTTTATTAATTCTGTTGCCCGCAATCGGGGAGTAAAAGTAGCTGATGTACGTAACGGTTTCGGTGAGGGACGCGTGGTTGGCGCCCGCCAGGCCCTGGAGTTGGGTATGGCTGATCGAGTGGGTACATTGGAAGAAACCATTGGCCGTTTATTCAATATGAATATCCCGTCTGCGGTGGCATCCAGCAAGTCGCAGCTGACGGATGATATGGAACGCGAGGCGCAGAGCCTGCGTGACTATGTTCAAATTTTCAAGTAAGGAGAATCTAGATGCCAAACCTAAAGCCCTATTACGATGCAGCACTTGCTGCGGATGCAGATGTAAAGCGCATCCTGAACGAGATGGATGCTGCTTTCAACGAGGGAACGGACGAAGGCAAAGAGAAGGCACTTGCTCTGCGCCCCATGCTGGATGAGGCGAAGACCAAAGCCGAAGAAGCCAACAAGTTGTATGCCAGCATGCGCGACGCATCGTTGGTGAATGACAGCATGGCTGCACTCTTCACCACGCCCCCCGATCCCGCCAAGGACGATCAGACGGATGCAAATCCCAAGGTCATGAAGCTGCATGAATTCAATGCGCTTTCCCCCAAAGACCGACTCGCTTTCTCAAAAGCTGGCGGGAAAATCGAAGACTAGGTCTCGATATTTGGATTTGTTTTTTACATAAGGAAACAATATCATGGCAAACGAGAACACACTCACGGGGTTGATCCCCACCATCTATGTAGCGGCTGACAAAGTTCTGCGCGAGCAGATCGGCTTGATCGGCGCGGTCTACATGGACCCATCTGGCGAGATGGTCGCCAAAGACCAGAACATCACCTATCCCATCGTGCCTACGATTGTCGCCACGGACGTTGTGCCCGCAGCAGTTCCCACCGAGCCGGCTGGCGCTGCGCTTGGGTACGGCACGATGACCATCAGCAAGGTGGAAAAAGCGGCATTCGTGTGGAAAGGCGAAGAGCAATTCTCCATCAACGGTATCTTCGATAAAGTCAAAGAGGCTCAATTCGAGCAGGCATTCCGCGTGCTTGTGAACGCGGTCGAGGGCGACCTGTTCCTGGCTGCCAAGCGCGCTGCCTCGCGTGCATACGGGACCGCTGGCACCACGCCCTTTGCGACTGCCGGTGTGCTCACCGATGTCGCTGAAATCCGAAGGATCCTGGTTGAGAACGGCGCGTGGACCAGCGACATGCACATGGTGCTCAACAGTACGACGGGTTCGAAGATCCGCGGCACACAGGCCAACCTGTTCAAAGTCAACGAAGCGGGGACCCCCGAGCTTCTGCGCGAGGGTAATCTGGGCAGGCTGGAAGGTTTTCAGATGCACGAATCCGCGGCCATCGTCAGCCACACCAAAGGCACGGGCACGAGTTATGTGTTCAATGGTTCGCACGCGATTGGCGCGACCACCGTTGTTGCCAAGACTGGTTCAGGGACCGTCCTGGCTGGGGATGTGCTCGCCTTCGAGGATGACACAACAGACCCAACCCACAAGTACGTGGTCAACACCGGCATTGCCGCGCCTGGATCACTGGTCATAGGCGGGCCTGGCTTGCGCAAGGCGCAGACCGATGGCAAGACCATCACCGTGGGAGATAGTTACCTGGGCAACTATGCGTTCGAGCGGAATGCCATCCACCTGCTCACCCGCGTTCCCAAACTTCCGAAGGAAGGCGCTCTGGGAGAGCATGAGATCATCACCGACCCATTCAGCGGCATTTCATTCCTGGTGTCGCTCTATCCGGCATATCACGAAGTCATTGTTGAAGTCTCCCTGGCCTGGGGCACGAAGGCGGTCAAGAGCGACGCCATCGCGATCCTGTTGGGCTAGGATTTACCCTCACCATTCCAACTCCCCCGTTTCGGGTAAGGAGAGAAACTATGACAACAGTGTTGATGCAAAAACCAGGAGAGACGGACATCCTCGTTGATTCGACCAACGTGACTCCGCATGAGGTACTTGGCTGGAGAAGGGCGAAGATCGCGATCAGCGCGGACGGTCAGTCGCTGATCGTTCCGCGTGGAACATATATTGATATTCAATCGGGCGCGCTGAAGTTGGATAGTGTGCAGATGGTCAGTTCCGCAGCGGAACTTAATTCGCTCGACCTGAACGCAGATCTGCGGCAGATGGTGCGTTACTCCATCACTCCGGATGCGGTCAGTGTGTCAGCGGTCCTAGGTGCCACTAACCTGGCGGCTGCCGGCCAGAATGTGACAGCTGGAATCACGAACCCGGATGTGCCTCGCACCGTGACAATCAAAGGCAATGTCTCAGGCATTACGGGCAACGTGGTGGTGACTGGCACGAATATCCTGGATGCGGCGATCACGGACACCATCGCCTTGAACGGGACCTCCGAAGTGGAGGGTGTGAAGGCTTTCAAGAGCGTCACTCAGGTGGCATTGCCGGCCCGCACTCATACGCCTGTGGCGCAGGTTGAAACTGCCACCGTTGTTGGAACGATCACTGGCAGTGGGAATGCCGCGGTGATCGTGACCGCTGCTGGCATGACGGGCAGCCCGAAGACGATCCAGGTGGCCGTGCTTGCTGACGATACTGCTTCGGTTGTGGCTGGAAAGATCCGCACGGCTCTGGGCCTGGATGCTGCTGTGATCGGGTTGTTCGCTGTGAGCGGTGCTACCGATAAGGTGATACTGACCCGGCTTGCTCCCGCCGCGAATGATGGCACGATTAACATCGCGGTCGATAACGGGACCTGCACAGGCTTGACCCCCGCGGCCTCTTCTGCCAACACGACTGCAGGTGTCGTGAGTGATAGTGTGAGCGTGGGGATTGCCAAGAAGTTCGGTATCCCGCACCTGATTGACAACGTCACTTTGCTGGAAGAAAAAATATTCGATGGGTCGGATGACAATGGCACGCTGGCTCTGGATGCCGATGAGATCGAGAAGAACCTGTTCGCATTGGATGGCACGCCGGATGGCGCAAAAGTGCTCGACCTGTATTACCTAGCCTAGTTCAAAAGGAGAACGATCATGGCCAAGAAAGATGTTCAGAGCGAATTTATCAAAGTCACCAAGATAATTGATGGTGAAGTTCAAGTCATCGAGATCAGCCCGCTGGCGCTGGCCAACCACATTCAGCTGGGCTGGGTGCTCTTCGGTGAAGAGATGGGTAACGTCCAGGCAGTGGATGCCCAGGCCGCGCATGAGAAGGCAGAAGCGGATGCGATTGCGGCTCAAGAGAAGCTCGCGGCGGATAACAAGGCT